ATTGCAAGCCCTGAAGTAACAAGGCTGATGCCAACAACTTCAACGATGAGTGAGAAATCAATCTTGTTGAGTTTCATTTTCATCTCCTAAACCTGAATCGAAAAGAATTTGGCAACCGGCTTCGCAGGTTCAAGCGGTTGAGTGGCACGGTCATATCCGAAAATTGAAGCAACGGCAGCATCCACCTTACGGCGAGAGCTTGCCTTGGCAACCATAACTCCGCGAGATGATTGCTTTGTCACGCAGTTTGCAATGTGTCTAGCAAGTGCGGGATTACCATCGTGAGTAAACGATTGGTTCACAACTGCTTCGTAGAATTTTTGCGTGGCGGGAACCATTCGTTCAGCAGAATTCGGATAGCTGACAACGGGTAGCCCTTCCTCATCCAAGACCATAAAAGTTCGCTGCCAACGGGCGGGGTCGAACACGATCTCTCGGACACTAAATCTTTCATCTCTGAAGGTGCTGATGATTGTTTCTTCAACTTCAGCAACGGGGATGTGCCAATCTTGTTCGGCATCATCTGGCCTTTCCCATAAACCGACAACCATTAAATGTGGCTTTGAACCGCCAAGTAACCACGCAACAAGTGCGGTGGAGTCATTTGAAAACGCACCATCAAAGGCAAGAATTACATCCTCACCAATTTCAGAGTAACGATCTTCATCGGCTAACGCTTCCCAAGCACCTGTTGGCAACCAAGCAACCGAAGTATTCACAAAACAATTAAGGCGTTTGGTTCTAAACTCAGCTTCAGGTGTTCGCAAAACTGCCGAACGCATCTCATCTAAATCGGTGATGTCATTGAGTCCGGGATTTGATTGCTGCCAAAGTTCTTCAATGCGGTGATCTGCTTCAACCTTCTCAGGTTCCCACCAAGCAAAGAAAAATGATTGATCTTTCTTTTCCTCTTTAACTATTTGCTGACCATATTGATAGAGTGAATAGCAAAGAGAATCTTGACCGTTGCTTTGTGACTTAACACCCGCAGTTGTAATGCCAAGAAGTAAAGAATCCTCACGCGCACCACCTGCGAGTGAAAGCACATTCCACAATTCCCAACTAGGTTGAGCGTGAACTTCATCAAAGATAACAAGAGGCGAAGGGTTCAAACCTTCTTTGGAATATGCCTCAGCAGAAAGCACTCGGTAAACCGAACCCTTATCTTTGAATTCAATCGCATCGCGGTAAAGCGTGAACATTGAGGAAAGTTCTTCATCCATCTCAATCATTCGCTTGGCGGTGCCAAATACAATTCGCGCCTGTTCCTTATCGGCTGCGCAAGAATAAATTTCTGAACCGTGACCACCTAAGGTCAAACCTGCCAAGCCCATTGAAGCGCCCAAAGCTGATTTGCCTGACTTACGCGACATCCCAATAAGTGCGGTGCGGTGGCGAAAGCGCCCGTCATCGCGGCGGGCAAGGGCGTGGTTTAACAATTCCTTTTGCCAATCGCGCAAGACAAGCAGCTTGCCCGCAGGCGAGCCAACCGAATCTTTAGTTACTCGGCAAACTGCCTCGGTAAAATTTGAATATAACTCGCCATCGCCTCGAACCTGATCTTCAATCGGAACAGGCGTGAGCCATTTAGGGGGCCAAGAATTACTCACTTAGACTTTTGCTGCTCTAACAACTGAGCTAACTTGCCCTTTGTTGTTACTTCAGCAACCCCTAATTTGCTACGGTCAATTGGTGTTAGACCAAGCAAAGATAAAATCTTGATGATGTCATTCTCAACCGTGTTCAACATTCCGAACAACGGGTTTGAATACGCGTAGCCTTTGTCGGTGTAAAGCACGAACTCACTTGAATTGAGCTTTGCTTGCAAGGCGTACTTTCTGTCCATCTTTTCGCAAAGTTCAACAAGCAACTTGCCATCGGTGGTTGCGACCCAAGGCGCAAGTTCGCGCACCTCAAGCCAAATCTTTTTGCCTGACTCGGAAAGATGAATTGGCGGCTGATTCTTAATCTGCGGCAACGCAATCACATTCTTTAGGTCAGGCAGCTTTTGCTTGCCAGGGTTTCCGTTCCTACGCTTTACCTCTGTTGGTTTTGCTGCTGACATTTTTCCCTTTCATAAATCCACCGCCCCCGGTAGATGAACCGCCTGCGCGATTGGTAAGAAGCCAACGGCTTTTTCAACCAACTGCGCATTGCCAAAATCTGTTGTTGCGGGCATTGGGTGATTTTCCCAAGTGACTTGAACCTTATGCAAGTTGAACGCATAGATTCCTTGCGGTGTTGAGTTGATGTAGCAAGGAGCAAAGCCGATTTCATCAGCTCGCTCAACTAGCGCATCAAACTTGTTTTTCTCAATTAACAAATCGTCATAGTGAGTTCTACGGCATTTCAGTTCAATGTGAAGTTTGGCTGATTCAGATTCGCAATCAAAGCGCGAAAATTGCTTAGCACTCTTTTTCAAATCAGGCAAAAAACTTTTGCGCAAAATCTCAAACAGTTCTAATTCGGACATATCGTACCAAACCCCCCTAAAAGCGTACATCGGAAATGTGCGCGCCTTGGGCATCGGGGTAAATCCCATATACGCTTGCTGAGGATTTAGCCCGTACCCCGTAACGCGTATGGGGGGTGTTATGTGCTATTTGTCCGATTTGCGTGAATTACACTTGCGACAAAGAACTTGAATGTTTGACCAAACGCTTAATCCACCATCAGCTAACGGTTGGATGTGATCAGCGGTTAAGTCTTTTGTGGTCTTACAAATAGAACACCAAGGTTGGGCGGCACGGGCGGCCTTAGATAATTTGCGCCATTCTGCATCATACCCCCGGTCTAATCGCGAAGGTCTTTTGCGTTCACGCACTCGCGCACAATTAACGCATCGAGTAGCTCGAACAACAACACCGCAATCAACGCACGGCCTAGATAGCATCATCGTTCTTTAATAAATAATTAACTGCTTCATTCAAACTATTGATGTTGTCTTTGAAATAACCAAGACCAACATTACATCTAACACATAGTAGCCCACGCACTTGATCTGTTGCGTGGTTGTGATCAACTGCTAATCCGTTCTTGCTTTCCTCAGCATTGACACCACAGATAGCGCACGAATAGTTCTGCGCTTGTAGTAACGCTTCATAATCTTCTTTCGGAATATCAGTAATGTTGCGATGCTTACTGCGACAATCACGGCACACATCATAGCGACCATCAGGAGTGCGCTTATCATTGTGGAAAGCATCTACGCCTTTACTCTCTAAACAATTGCGACAACGCTTTGTCTTATTCGTCATCTCTGTCGAAGTCACCAATAGGTTCAGGCATTGATGTATAAAGCGCATAAGCGTTAAGAGATGATGTTGAAGCGCGTGATAACAATGTTTCAATAGCATCAAATGAAATCGCTTGGTCGGTGCTTACTTCGGTGCATACATCACCGATTGAAACGCTAATCATAATCATTCGCTTAACTCCAATCGGCTATCAAGTAAGTCATCAATAAACTTATTCACTAAGTGTTTCTTGCTATCAATTGTTGTTTTGCGTGAGGCAATCGCGTGAGCTAAGGCTTCATCTATCTCTGCAATGGTTTCAGTATCAGTATCCATATCATTCCTGTAAATGAAAAAACCTCACCTGTTGGATAACGGTGAGGGTAGTGAGTAGATAGCGATTCCTGTTACACATAGTGTACGGCATAGAATTGAACCAACTGTCAAGTTTAGTTGGTTTTATCTCTCATCTTGATAATCGCTGCCAAGTCAAACAACTTACCCTTTTGCGGTATCGCATTGCCCTTGATGATCTTGTAAACCGCCCGTTGCGTTATGCCAAGCCATAGGGCAATTGCCTCAATGTCTAAATAGAACCGCCGATTGGGATTGCTCATCGCAAGGGCAATTAATCTGATAACACTCCAAGAGTTCTTACACCCGTGACAGGTCACGCCCTTCTCTAAGTTCTCAACATCAATCACAACGAACTTTCGGCAATCATCAGTTGGGCAAGGGATGCGCCTTGGTTGTTCCTTAAATCTTTTGGCTGCTGCCATTCCTTTTGAATGTAGCTCTTTGACTTCACCCGCAAAGTCTTTTGCCCAATCCTGATGAACAATCCAATCAAGGTGAGTAATGTGGAATTGGCAGGTTGCCTCAACTTCCAAATCCCTTGTTCGTTCCTTGAGTACCAATGCAGGTGGAGTTAGTTTGCGCTCTGATCTAATGATCTGTTCCCAACCGTGAAGGATGGCGATTAACTCAGTTGCCATTGAGAAATCCAAGGCGTTCACATTGATTCCAATTGAACGCTCTGTTGAAGGGGAGCCTGACCCTGACCTGCCCGGTGTCAGATACATTCCCGCCTCATACTGCAACTCAGGCAATTCGATCAATTGACTTTGTAAGTTGAATCGGCAGGTGAAGCAGGCACCATCATTGCGAGATGGTCGAAGGCAGATGTTGCAGGTTAGTTGCTCGGTTTCCACTAGAACGGTATCCCATCGGTTGAAGTAGCTGATTTGGGTGGAAATCCACCATTGTCAAAGTAATCGGGCATCTCTTGGGCAAATAGCCCAAAGTCACGGCATTGATGCTCGGCAAGCACAATTGGGTTCTTTGCCCACATCCTTGCCCCGACCCTTGGCGTTGCCTCAAAGGTTCGCCCTAGCCGGTGGATTTGGTAGGTTCGCAACCCTAAAACCTTGGCGGTGATCTCTGCCAACAAGTTGAGTGGGGTCGGGTCAAGTTTGGTTGGCACCCCTGTTGAGCTGTATCCAAGCCAAATGAGATTTCCACAAGTACGGCAATCAATGGCAGAAAATAGATATTGGCTCAATTGTTCGTTCCTGTACCGATAATGATGGTGTTCCTCTTTCCGTATATATACATATACGGAACGGAACGAACACCGATCACGCTCATTTCTGCCTGTGTTCCCTTTTTGAAAAAGGAACACAAAAGGAACGGAACGAACACCTAGTTTGCCCCCAAGTAAGAGATTTTGGCATCAACAAAGCTGAAATGATCTTTACCGATCTCTGAAAGATAAAGAACAAATGACCTGTCATTGCCTCTGTTTTCAATCCAACCACCTGCCACCAAATCGCCAATGATGTTGCCAATAGACTCCTTGGAACCTGCAACCCCATCCTGAACCATTCGGCGGGTGCTGCCGGGGTGATTGTGAATGAACTCAGCTACCTCTTTGAGTTTCTTAAATTCCTTGTTGGCCTCTGCCTCATCTTCCCGCAGCGGAACACCAATGACATATTCCATTTGCGGGCGAGTTGAATCAATGGTGAAGATAGCCGCTTCCTGCATCCGATCTTTACCCCTTTGCGCCCCTGCCTTTCGGCGTACATCGCCGGGGCGATCTTTGGTCACTCGCATTGATATTGTGCCGATCTTGCCAGGTGCTAACAATTCAATTGGCTCGCATAGGTAGGCAGCGCCATCAATCGTTGCCAACTTGCTTTGCCCGCCGATGGCAAACCGCCCGCGTGTTTCTGCGTTCTTTGTAATGTGATCAATCAGCACAACGGCTGCGCCTGAGGCGGTGGCAACTGTTCTTGGAAAGATTCGCATCCAACGGGTGATTTCGTCATTGTCTTTGGTCTGCCCGCCCCACATTGTTAGAGCTTCGGTGACTCCATCAATTATGACTAGAACGGCGCGATCAGGCTCAAGAATATCTTGCCAATATGTATCGTTTACATCTCTTGGCCCATCAGGTCGAATATATGAGAAGTATTGCAAGAGGTTTGCCCGACTCACACCTAGCACCTTGAGGCGGTTTACAATGTCAATGGCATCGGATTCAAAGTCAATATAGATAACCTTTTGGTCAATCTTGAGCAGTTCAGCGGTGGCAATTTGAGCAATCCAAGACTTTCCCGACTCGGATTCACCATAAAATGAGTGAACTTTGCCAGGATAGATTAACCCTGCGCCGTCACTTCGCTTCAAGATCGTGGCACTTGGGATTTGAAATAGCCCATCAAAGTAATCCTTTAGGGGGATTGGCTTCCAACTTGACTCATCATCGCTTAGGTCGGGTTCTGTGACCTGTAAGGGGGCTTCAATGGCATTTGTTGCCAATAAATTATTTGTAGGTTGTAGCTCTTTGAGTTCTGTTGCCCCGTAGCCAAGATTTCTTAATTGTTGGGCAGCCTGTTTGAAATCCCCTGAGGTGTTGAGGTGGGCGAAGGCGGCAAACTTAGAATAAGAACTTTCAGCTTCAAAAATGGTTGAGGTTGAGAAAACAAAGAGTTTGTCATTGCCGTTGAAATTGGTGGTCGCGCTGATGCCTTCATTTTTATTCGGCCTGCGCCAAACTGTTGCCTCACCCTTTTGATAAACCTTTGACCAACCAAGGGGCAAAAGAATCTCATCCCAAGTTGTGCGGGCATTGTAATCGTCACCGGGGCTTAGAGTGCCATCGTGCTTGGCAACTACATCTGCCTGAATCACTTGCGCCTTTGGCATTTCGTCAAACATCGCAAAGATTTGATGGAGTGCTGATCTTTCGTGCATCGTTATCTTTGGGATTGCCTCAATTGAACCGCCAATTAGTGTCCAATTGCCACCGTTAGGGTGAGTTGAACCGCCCGATGGCGCGGTGATGGTGATCCCGCCTTCGCTTCGCGTTTCGGCAAACACATCCACGCCGCCATTTTCGCCGGGCTTTCGGGCTAACTTGGTGTTGCCACCGACTTCGCCGTCAATAACTCGGTATAGCCAATGTAACCCGCCTGATGGGGTTATCTCAACATATCCCGCATTTAGGCGCTGCCAAAGTTCCCCCAACCCTGAGTTGTTGGCAATCTCAGCAATGTCAAGGTGCATCTTTTGTGATACTGCTCGACCTTCAAGCTCTAGCATTTCAAGGTTGCCTGATACCTTGCCCGTGATTACACCGATGCCATCAACATCGTGCTTAAACCAAAGCAATAACTCATCGGCAGTTGGCAGTTGCTCTTGGTACTTTTGCCAAGATAAAGCGGGGCGCTTGCTTCCGTCATTTGCGACAGGAACAACGCTGATGCTCTCAGCTAAGAAGCGAAGTGCGGTGGTGAGGGTTGCGTTATTCAATCGGCTCACCGTTTAACTGCCCAACCATTCTATTAATAATCCACTCAACAACCGGCACCGCTACCGCATTTCCCATTTGCTTATAGCGGTTTGAATCGGCTTGCCCCGATGTCCAATCGTCAGGAAAACCTTGTAGGCGTTCACATTCAATTGGCGTGAGTCGGCGAACGGTTTTATTCTCGGCAATTGCGTGAGGTGAAGTTGTGTCCACCGTAAACATCGGTTCGCCATCATCTTTGTAACCTTTACCGCCAGGGCCATTTTCATCAGCTCTTCCAATAACGGTGTTTTGTATTGGATACACATTTGAATTCAAAAAAGATGGTGGTTGCTGACTTGCTTTTAATGTTGGAGATACATTTTCAAAAGTGTTTGCGTTACTTCCAAATTGTGTATCAAATGCAATTGTTTCTATCTCCGCACTATTATCAAAAATCATTGGCACATTTCCCCCGCCCGTTCCATATCTTGAAATTACTGTTGGCACGATGCCATCTTCATAAACTCGCACATCGTTCACGCGAGTTCCATCAATAATTAAATAATTTTCAGCCACTATTGCAATTCCCCCTGATTAGCACTTGGATTTAATGCAGCGGTGTCAATTGTCTTG